TAGATGGAGAGATAACGGGATTCAAAACAAGAGTAGTAAAAGATAAAGATTTCTTTACTAAAGGTGATATAAGTGGTACAGGTCTATTTGGACAAAACTTATTTAATGGAGGTAAATACCTAACGATCACTGAAGGTGAACTGGATGCTATGGCGGCTTATGAAATGCTAGGAAGTCGATGGGCAGTTGTTTCAATTAAGACAGGTGCTAAAGGAGCAGTCAGAGATATAAAAAGAAACTTTGAATGGGTAGATAAATTTAATAATATTGTCCTAGCTTTTGATCAGGATAAGGCAGGAATGGATGCTTCTAGAGAAGTAGCTAAATTATTCTCTCCAGATAAAGTTAAGATCATGCATTTCGAGGAGAAAGATGCATGTGATATGAATGTAAGGAGGAAAGGTAAAGAGTTTACTCAAGCCTTTTGGAATGCTAGACCATTTACTCCTGCTGGTATTATCTCAGGTTTAGAAACTTGGGGAGATGTATCGGCAGAAGATAATAGGAAAAGTATTCCATATCCTTGGGGTTGTCTAAATGAATTTACATATGGATTTAGACCACAGGAATTAGTAACTATTACTTCTGGATCAGGAATGGGTAAATCTCTATTAGTTAGAGAATTAGAACATTATTTAATTACTAAAACAGAAGATAATATAGGTATTCTAGCCTTGGAGGAGTCAGTTAAAACTACTTCATTGGGTATTATGTCTGTCAACGCAGATAAACAACTTCATCTACCAGATAATAAAGTAGGTAAAGATGAATTACATGGTTATTGGCAGAATACAGTAGGAACAGGTCGTGTATTTATGTATGATCACTTCGGCTCTACAGGTGAGGATGATCTAATTAATAAAATTAAATATATGGCAAAAGGATTGGATTGTAAATGGATAATCCTAGATCATTTATCTATTGTAGTATCTGGAATGGAAGGAGAAAATGAAAGACAATTAATTGATCGTCTAATGACTAAACTTAGAACATTAGTACAAGAAACTGGAATAGGAATGTTCCTAGTATCTCATCTAAGAAGACCAATAGGGGATAAAGGACATGAGAGAGGAGCAGAAGTTTCTCTTTCACAATTACGTGGATCACATGCTATTGCACAATTAAGTGATATGGTATTGGGATTAGAAAGAGATCAACAACATGAAGATGAAGAAGTAAGAAATACTACATTAGTTAGAGTGATTAAAAATAGATTCATTGGATTAACTGGTCCTGCCTGTTATCTTTTCTATGATAAACATACTGGAAGATTAGAAGAAACTGAAAATCCAGAAGGAGAGGGTAATGAAGGAGACTTCTAAACGAGCGGAGCGAAGTTATATATACTTAGATGTAGAGGCAGATGGATTATATGAAGATGCGAAGAATATATGGGTTATTGTTGCAAAGATTGGAGGAGATATATTTACCTTTAATCATGATAATATGGCTACTTTGGATAGCTTCTTTCTGGCAAATCATGATAAAACATTGGTTGGACATAATGTAATTAACTATGATATACCAGTTATAGAGAAGATACTCGGAATTAAATGGAAATGGGAAGTAGAGGATACACTTATATTAAGTAGATTCTTTAATCCCAGTAGAAAAGGAGGTCATTCATTAGCGGCATGGGGAGAGAGACTTAAATTCCCTAAAACTGAATTTAATGAATTTAGATATTGGTCTAAGGAGATGGAGAGGTATTGTATAAATGATGTACTTGTTACTGAGAAGTTACATAGGACATTATGTTATTCAAAGAAACCTATCTTTGAAACTGGTATTAAGTTGGAACATAGAGTAGCTGAATTAATATCCGATCAGGAGAAGAATGGTTGGTTATTTGATGAAGAGAATGGGATTAAATTATTACAAGATCTACAGGAGAAGTTACATGGCATTGAAGATGAAGTTAGAAGAGTATTCCCACCTATACCAAAATTGGTTAAAGAGATTACACCCCGTATTAAGAAAGATGGAGGAATCTCTAAAGTTGGTCTTAATTTTATGGGTGATGATTGGTATGATGTTAGCGGTAGGTTATGCAGAGTGGATTTTGTGGAATTCAACCTAGGAAGTAGACAACAAATAGCACAGAGATTGATTAGAGCAGGATGGCAACCGAAGAAGAGAACAGACAAAGGGAATATTATCGTAGACGAAAGTATCCTGAGAAAGGTAGAAATACCGGAGGCACAATTAATTGCTGATTATCTAATGATACAGAAAAGAATTGCTATGATACAATCATGGTTTGATAGTATTAGAGAGGACGGTAGAGTACATGGAAGTGTAAATACAATAGGAGCAGTAACAGGAAGAATGACACATAATTCTCCTAATATGGCACAAGTTGTAGCAGGATATTCTCCATATGGAAAGGAGATGCGTAGTTTATGGACTGTACCAAATGGTAAACGATTAGTAGGAGTAGATGCAAGTGGAATTGAACTACGAATGCTATCACATTATATGCAGGACAAGGAATATGAGAAACAAATCTTGGATGGAGACATTCATACATTTAACCAAAAACTCGCAGGTTTGGAAACGAGAGATCAGGCAAAAACTTTCATATATGCACTCATTTACGGTGCAGGAAATGCTAAAATCGGAGAAATCTCGAAAGGAACTGCTACAGATGGAAAGAGACTTAGACAAAGATTTCTCGGAAATCTGCCAGCTCTTAAATCTCTTATCGGTAGAGTACAAAAAGCGAGTCAGAGAGGCTACCTCAAAGGCTTGGACGGAAGAAAGATATGGGTAAGATCTCCCCATTCAGCATTGAATGCCCTTTTCCAATCCAGTGCGGCTGTAGTTATGAAAAAAGCATTGACATTACTGGATGAGTATGCTAAACTAGATAATATAGACTATAAATTAGTTGGTAATATTCATGATGAGATACAATCAGAAGTGGATAATGATCAGGCTGAGTTATTTGGAGAATTAGCTGTTAAAGCTATAGAGGATGCAGGTACTCAATTAGAAGTTAGGATTAAATTGGATGGGGAATACAAAGTAGGAGATAATTGGTATGACACACATTGATCACTATAGACAAGGAGAGATAGAACCTATAGATTATATTATAGCCAATGATCTAGATTTCTGTGAAGGTAATGTAGTTAAATATATTACTAGATGGAAGTATAAGGGTGGTATTGTGGATTTAGATAAGGCTATTTATTATATAGAAAGGTTGAGGAATGATTGATAATTTAATAAAAGATATATATAGAACATTGGAAACTAAAGATTTCCAAGGGGATCTAGATCTAATTGCATTGGATCTAGGTAAGGAAGTAGAGGAGGCACTGAAGAATCACTTCAGACCAGTTGAGGATACTAGGAAACTAAGATTATCCCAAATAGGTAAATGCACACGTAGTCAATGGTATGATTATCATGGTTACGAAAAGGCAAAGTTTGAACCTAAACTATGGATTACTTTCCTCCAAGGTCATATAATGGAAGCACTGCTGAAATCTCTTATAAAGCTCTCTGGGCATACTCTAGAAGATGAGCAGAAAAACCATTGGGTAGAGTCCATACGTGGCTCACAGGATGCTACAATAGATGGAGAGCTAGTTGATATTAAAACTGCCTCCCAATTCTCTTTCGGTAAGTTCCGTAAGGATGGTATTAAAGATGATCCATTTGGATATGTACAACAACTGTCTGCCTATGGACTTGATAAAGAGAAAGAACATGGTTATTTTCTTGCATTGAATAAGAATAACGGAGAACTTGCACTTACTAAACAAAAGTTAAATCAAGATGTAGCTAAGGATGTAAGGGATCTTAAGATAGCAATGGATACAGGAGTACCTGAGAGAATAGAAGGTGCTACTACTAAAAATAAGATAGGAGAGAAATTAAATGTAACATGTGGTTTCTGTGGACATAGAGATACATGTTTCCCTAATCTAACTCCAATCAAAGCAGGTAAATTCCAGAACTATTACATTAGTGCTAGGATGCCGGGGGATGAGACAGATGGAAACTTCTAGTCATTGGAAATGCCATAGGGATATAGATCCTGATAATCATATTGGTTTTGTATATGAGATACATAATCTAAAAGATGATCGTAGGTATATAGGTAAGAAGAACTTTTGGTTTAAGAATACTAGGAAGAAATCTATTGTTAAAGATATGAATAATCCTAAGTTTAAGAAAGAGGATTGGAAAGAGAGTGATTGGAAGACATATAAAAGTTCATGTAAACCATTAAAGGCTGATATAGATAAACATGGTATGGATAACTTTAAATTTACTATACTATCCCAATGGAAAGCTACTAATACAATGAGATTTGTAGAGGCTAGACTCCAATGGGGTAGGAGAGTTTTAGAATCCAATTATTATTATAATAACAGCATAGGGGAGATTAGGTTTCCTATGCCACAAGAATTAAAGGATGGGTATATGGGTGAATTACCACACAGTATAGAAAAATTAGCAGGGAACATTATCTATGATGAGAATTGGGTTCCTCCTGTTCAATTGGAACTAGACTTAGAAGAGCAGAGTGATGCTCTGTTAGGAGAAGAGGATGAACATGACGATAAGCGAAGTGATTCAGAGACTGAGTGAAGTAGCTGATGAGATTGAAATAATTGAAATATTGGAGATAACAGTTGAAGACATACTTGAAAGATTTGATGATAGAGTTGAAGGGAAGATTGAGTTTCTTTGTGACTTATGTAATGAGTTTGAAGAAGACATATATAAATGGGAGGAAGGATGAACATGAAGACAACCACGTATGAGGAATTAGTAGCCTCAGTTGAGGAATTTAATAGGAAAAGTGGACCGAAGTTAGGTTTATTTATTCAATCATATTATGATAATGACTTTGATGTAGTATATACAGGTAAAGAAAGAAATAGAATAAAACTTCAGTTCCAAGTAATGATTGAGGATTGGCAAACGGATTTTGAAACAGTAGAAGAAGTGAATGAGTTTCTATTACATTGGGAAAAGATCAAGGAGATTGATTGGATATGAATGATTATCAGAATTTTATAGCATTAAGCAGGTATGCTAGATGGCTACCTGATAAGAAAAGGAGGGAGACATGGAATGAGACAATTGGTAGATATTTTAATTTTTTGGATACTCATCTTACTACCAATACTGAGTATACCCTTAGCGATGGTACTCGTAAGGAATTGGAGAAAGCAGTTGGGGAACTGAGAGTGATGCCTAGCATGAGAGCACTCATGACAGCAGGTAAGGCACTTGAGAAGAATAATATAGCAGGATATAATTGTGCTTACCTTTCAGTAGATCATCCAAAGGCATTTGATGAGACATTATATATTTTAATGCATGGTACAGGTGTAGGTTTTAGTGTAGAGAGACAACATGTAGCTAAGCTACCGGAAATTCCGGATAGTTTAAGGAAGGTAGAGGATACTTTGGTTGTAACTGATAGTAAGGAAGGATGGCAAATGGCTTATAGAAAGCTAATTAGTTATCTATATAATGGTGAGATCCCTAATTGGGACATGAGTAAAGTGAGGAAGAAAGGTGCAAGACTCAATACTTTTGGCGGTAGGGCTAGTGGGCATGAGCCTCTGGATAGTTTATTTCATTTTACAGTTGACATATTTGGAAAGGCTGTTGGTCGTGGACTTAACTCATACGAGAGCCATAGACTTATGTGTAAAATTGCAGAGATTGTCGTGGTTGGTGGTGTTCGTAGGTCTGCTCTCATTAGTCTATCTAATCTAACTGATGATCGTATGAGACATGCAAAGAGTGGTCAATGGTGGCATGAGACACCTGAGATGGCACTCTCTAATAACTCTGTATGTTACACTGAGAAGCCTGATATGGGTATCTTCATGAGTGAATGGCATTCATTATATGAAAGTAAATCAGGAGAACGGGGGATATTTAATAGAGAAGCGGCTAAGAAACAAGTTGCTTCTTTGGGAAGAAGGGATACCAATCATGATTTTGGTTGTAACCCTTGCTCTGAAATTATCCTACGTGATGGACAGTTCTGTAATCTAAGTGAGGTTGTCATTAGATCAGAAGATACACTTGATGACATTAAAGAGAAGGTACGCTTGGC